AGACCGTCCTGAACGAGTTCCAATAGCCCTAGCCGCATCTTTATTTTTAGACGACTTACTCTTGGCTGTGATACCCATATCAGCTTTGTACAAATCAATTGCACGAGAAGCTGATTTAGCGTCGCTATCGTTGTCATACAGAGCATCCATTACCCACTTAGGTTGTTCCTCAACCCAATTGTGGAACTCGTCTGTATCACGAATTTCTTCAAAGTCCGGGTGCAAGCGCATTAGTTCTGCTTCAGCTTTTTCTCGCTGTGCTTCGTGCTTCATTTCATCAATTGCTTTAAACTTACTTTCAAACTCAGAAGCTTGTTCATGCGCTTTCTTCATTGCAATTGTTTCTACAATCTGAGCTACATCTGGATACTGTTCCATCCAAGTCTCTAATTCAGCTTCTGATTTAGGATATTGAATCTCTTTTTTAGTAGATGCTTCTAATTGAGTTTTTAAATCATCAATTTGCTTTTGAAGATCTGTTTCTTTCTTCTGCGCATGACGACGAAGATCACCGTATCGTTTCTTGAAAGTCTTCTCTTCTGCACCTTCAGGTTCTGGACCATCGTCAACTGTTTCTTCAGTCTCCGAATCATCTTCCTGACCTTTCATTAGAGCTTCAAGCTCAGCTTCTTCTTCTTCAATTCGTTTTTTATTAGCATTACGTTTTGCAAAGCCCGATGCGACTTTTACTTGTTCGACTTTAGTAGCCATTTCAGTTGTGGTTGTAGACATTGTTTCATCCTTTGTCTGGGGCTAACGGTAGCTTTTTAGGGCGTTAGGTTTGCCAGTTAAATGTAGGCATTAAGGTTTCCTACTGACCTTTTATTCTAAGCCACCTTGGTTTGCAACATCGTCAGATGTGCCACTACTTTCAGACATGGCTCCTCCTCCATTATCATTTCCACTACCGGAACCAGAAGAGGAGGACGAATTATTACTAAAGCTATCTTCAATTGCTTCAAAGTGATCATTAGATCCCCATCCGCTATTTGCTACTGCATTTGCTTCTTTCATGCTAGCAAAAGAAGACCTTTGGATATCTCTATCTCCTTTAGATATTTCTTTTGCCTCATTTTCAGTTTCCAAGGTTGCCGCCGCCATAGGCTTGCTCATATTTTGCCTCCATGAAGCATAATCGCCCGCTGGAGAATTTGTTAAATTTTCGCCAGAGCGAACTTGGTCAACCGCTTGATTTGTGTAATATCCTTCTTTTATCCCATTTACAACTTTATTAAACAACTCAACGGCCATAGAAGGAGTTTGTTTTCTGGTTTTCTGTGTAGCTTTTAGGTTTTTTAAATCTTCATTTACAGTAGAAAAAATATCTGTCATTTCTTCCATACTACGGTATGCGCCAAATCCAAAATTAGGTTCTGTAGAAGGCTCTTTTTTCTCGTCCTGATTACTTTCTGTTTGAACTTTCGGTTGCTCAATCTTAGGCTTCATTGCCTCTTCTTTTTCTTGTGCAGTCATTTCCCGATACCCATCTGGTACTGGAGTAGCAGGCTGACCATTGACAAATTGGATTGTTACTCTTTCACCATTAGGCCCAATAAACTCTTTACTTTCTACGGCTGGCTGTAATCCTTGTACTTGTTGCATTGCTGGCTGTTGTACAAAAGATGAAAAACCGGGAAGTGTTATTGGCTGAGTAGCAACAGGAGTAACCTGACTAGAAGTTAATGGATTTCCAGCTTGAGGCATACCACCTATTGCAAAATTTTGAGTTTCTTCCATGTCCATTTCTTCAATGAAACGGTCAATCTCACCATCAAATTGCATGTCATCATCAATGATTGCTTCTTCGGAGTTGCCCATCTGTCCCATGTCTTCCATCTTCTGAAGACCCATCTTGGCTTTCTGGCGTAGCTCCATCAAGTTCTCAAGACCAATGTAACGAACAACATCAGCAGGGAATACAAACTCTCCCTCACTTAATTGCGCAGGAATATCATCGCGGACTTCCGATTGAGTGGAGCCGGGAGGTACATCATTGCCTGATACAGGATCTACAGTACCGCCTTCTTCTTTTAGCCCACCTTCTTTAAAGATGTCCATTTGCTCTTCAATCTTTTTCTTACGTCTAGCCATTAGCTAAAGCCTCGTCCTTTAAATATTTGAGAGTACGCAAAACCTGTACAGCACCCTGCGCTTGATGAATAGATACTATATTGTCTGACTGCTCTAATTTTTTGTGATGTTCAGATATCATAATATCTAAATACTCACAATACGCATCCCACTGCCTATTATTACTGCAGAGGGGCTTGAGCTTGCTGACCACCTTCTGGCGATGCTGGCTGTCCACCTTGGTCATTTCCTGTAAATCCTTGTTCTCCCGGTACAGGAGCTTGTCCTACACCTATGTTGCTACCACCACCACCGGATGTGTCTTGAACTCCCGGAGGACCACCTGCTGGTTGAGCAGGGGCTGGAGGAGCATTCTGTTGCATCAACTTCTGTTGCAGTGCGGCTTCTTCAAAGCTATTAGTGACTTTCTCCGGATCAAGATCCATTGACTTGGCAATCTCACGCACTATGTAAGGGAACTTAGCAAATGGTGCCAGAGATGGGTTAGAAGCAACCTGCAAGAACTGCATGAGTCGCTGACTACGTACTTCATTCGCCATCAACGATTCAGTACCACGGGCTTTGACTTCTAGGTCACCTTTAATGTCAGGATCAAAGTCAAACTGCATATTGAATGAAAACATAGACTTACCAAGAGGAGCCAATAAGTAATCATCAATATTCTTGATCACTGTCTTAATTCCACCTGCCGCCGCATTCATTAACATAGAGATACCAGATGCAGTACGACCTACGCCTGCAACACCTGTCTGTCCATGTGCAAATGATGGGAAGCCTGTTGACTCGTCCGCAAGTACACGGGCTTTGTCAAACAACTGCATGTTTTCTCCGGAGACATTAGGGAACTTCGTACCGAAGATAGCTTGACCCGGAGCACCACCTTGGCGGCGGAATACTTTACCCGGATACACTGAGAGATCTTGTCCCGGTACTAAGTTTGTCTCATCAATCTCAATGAGCAAATTCCCTGACAAGACTGCATTGTCCACAGCCATACGCATGAAACCGTTCATCAGTGTCTGGGTATCGTCCATGTTTTCAGCGATCCCTACACCGAAGAATGAGTATGGATTTAACTCATACGGCACAGCATAGTATGGAATGTTGGCAGGCTTAAACGGATTCAATACTGCACGTAAAATACGCCCGTTGCAGTACCAGATGTTTGCTTGTACTTCGTCTAGATCATCAAGTTCTTTGGGAATGTCTACACCGCCAGTCTCTAATACTTCACGATCAATTGTTCCCCAATACTCAAGAACTTCAAATCTTTCAATATCATAGTCTGTTTGATAATCGCGTAGATCATCTTCCCAGTACTTCTTAACGTACCCTTCACCTAATGAGACAACCTCATCAATGACATTAGTACGAAAGAAAGGACGCTTCTTCAAAGATCGCAGTTGTGTGCGGGACATTTTATGGCGCTCAACAACATACTGAGCTTCATCCATGTTTGACGCATCTGGATCAGGGTAGAAGTTCCACACAGAAACATGGGATGTCGAGGGAACCGTTTTGATTACTGGATTGTATTCCCCTTCCTCATCCCAATTCGGGTATTCCTTATCTACAGCAAACGGACCTTTCATGATCCCAGTGCCGAATAAGGCCATTTCAAAAGCTGTTGAACGCAGTTGCTTAGAAGCGTGTGCTTCTTCTAACTGGTCCATCATTTTCTTTTCCATCTTCTTGGCGGCAATCAGTGCAGGCTCAAACGTGATCTGCGTAGCTGTAACACCATAACCATCTTTAAGATTGTCTACTTCAGATAGCTTATCTGTTAGTGCGCCGAGTCGTAGCTCACGAAGAGTATTCGCGGTAGCGCCGGGAGGAAAGTCGTTACCGTCCCCTTCAAAGCCGTAGATAGATCCTTCTTGTGTTGGTCCTGATCCCTGTGGTTGCATATCAAAATTAACAGCTTCCGATACACCATCAGGTAACCTAGTTGGTTCTACAGTAATGGGGAATTTGTTACCGGCAAACAGCACGTCAATGATCTGACCATACGCCGCTAATGTTTTAGTCTTCGTTACCTTAATGAATACACGAGACTTCTCAGCAGTAGTGAACTGTACATCTGGGCCATAGATACCACGGTAGTTACGATACGCTTGCAACCAGCGGTCTTCGTCTTGACGACGTGTATCTTCAGCTTTACGATATCTTTCTAAGACATGACGGACAATAGCTTGTAGCTCAGTCGCCTCTGGTTCAGCTTCTTCAGTATCATCCAATGTAATCTGCAGATCAGTTTCTGCTTCAAAGATATCATCTTCTTCCATATTTAATATCCAAATGTATTGTCTGCGGGAACGAAACTAGAGGTTCGCTGATGAGTGGGATCATAATCCCAGATAGAGAAACGAGGACGGGACATTATACCATAACGCAATGCGTCATACAAATGATCTTCTGACTTAGTGTCAATGTCCTCTGGATTCTTTTTGTCTAACGGGATGATCGGTAGTTGTGCAATTAAGTTTGTGCAAGTATTAAAAAATATAAGTCTAGGCTCTTCAGTGTACTCGTCCACCTGTAACCGTCTATGCATCTCATTTTTACCAGATACTCGTGAGCCTGCTGATCTGTCTGATGGCCTCCATCGGCATCCTTTCTGAATCATCTGCTCAGCTAGACTTGGTCCCGTATCGCCTCTTTTATGCCAGCATGAGCTATCAAGAACGCCGTATTTGATATTACCATCTTCGGATTCAAGATCCAGTACAAGATCCGCAAGATCAGTTGCCAAGACCTTACTAACATATAACTCACGATAGACAATAAGCTGTTCATCAGGAGAACAGGCAATCCAAACAACAGCAGAATAAGAACCGTACCCATAATCGCAGGCCCTAAACTTAACCCAATTATTAGGAATGTCAAAAGGCTCAACAACGTGAACTTGTCTGTTGAACTCAGGAAACGCCGCACCTTCAGCAACATCCCAATTACCCTCTAATAACTGTTTCCTTTGATGCTCAGGTAAAGACAAGAGCATCGCCTCGTAGTCCCCCGCATCATATAGGTGTGGGTTATCAATCAACATCGCAGGTATAAACCTACGTTTAAACAATGATTGGCCTTCTTTAGAATGGCCTTTAGGATAAACTAGTGTCTTACCACTTTCAATATCTGTTGCACTAAACGCACTACCGGGAGGAGAAGGATCAATGAACATCTTCTTCACCCAAGCATGACCCGGTCCACCGGGGTTAGTAGTAGCTCTCATATACACAGGTAGATCCGAT